TGCACCACACCAATTAGCTATTTGTTCTCTCAACCTGCAGAGAACACTTAGCTTTCCTACCAAAGGAGTTCTTCTTCAATGCCAGGGAATCCTCGCACCCGTCGAAGGCCTCTACCCTACCGTATTCCAGGTAGGCATGAGACCCAAGACAACAGCACAACCCAGCCAGGGTATAACCCTTGGTCAACGGTAGTGTTGAATCAGAGTGCGAAGGACATCCTTGGGGAACAGGTTACTGTTTCGGAAGGGCATCCGTGGCCGCCCCGCAAGGGGCAGGTCGCGGACATAGGCGGTGACTTCTTTACTTCAAAGAAGTACATCGGGGGTAAGGCGGAGACGCGTTACCTCTCGGAGAGTCAGACGGTTCCTGTCTTCTATGGTATCTATAGTAGTACAGATACCCAGAAGTATCAGGGGCCGATCATTCCCTTCGACCCAGCAATATGGAATGGCTTTGACCCTTGGCCTTCGAGACCTTCGCAAATCAATGCGATTGATCTCAATGAGGCTGGGGCGACGGCCATTGCACGTTGCAAGCCGACCAATTCGGTCGCTGACGCATCCGTGTTTCTAGGTGAGCTGTACAGAGAGGGTATTCCCAAACTGGCCGGCATTCACACCTGGAAGCATAGGACGGAAGTCGTACGCGATGTAAAAACCGCGGGCGGCAACTACCTAGGCTATGAGTTCGGATGGAAACCACTCGTTAACGACATTCGGAAATTTGCCGAAGCTGTCGGTCAGGCTCAGAAAGTGCTTGCACAATATGAGCGTGATGCGGGTGGGGTCGTAAGACGTCAGTATCAATTTCCCATTGAAGAACTGACGCTCGATCGAGGCAAAGTGGCAGGGGGAGCCCCTTACGGGCCAACCTTGTCACAACACTTCGTCGGGTCGTCAGGCACGACAGGTGAGATACACCGCGTTGATCGATATCAACGACGGATCTGGTTCTCGGGCGCATTCACGTACCATCTGCCAGCCGGTTACGACAGCCGGAAGGCTATGGATCGTGGTGCGCTATATGCCAAGAAACTTCTTGGCCTCGAACTCAGTCCAGATGTTCTCTGGAATCTCACCCCGTGGAGCTGGGCAATCGATTGGTTTTCCAATACGGGAGATGTAGTTGATAATCTCTCGGACTGGGCCACCGATGGTCTGGTATTGCGGTATGGGTACATCATGGAACATGTAGTTATGTCCAGTACCTTTACACACCAGGGTACCAAATATAAGTCTGGTATTCCGGTGCAGCCGTTGGTCTTCAATATCGAAACGAAGACACGACGGCGCGCAAACCCCTTTGGATTTGGCGTTTCCTGGGAGGCCTTGTCAGCCCGACAGATCGCCATTCTCACGGCTTTGGGTATTACCCGAGCCTGAGGTAGGTTCACTGCCAAAACACCAACTGGGGACCCATGTATATTAAGGGTCCCTGAAAGGAGCACGCCTTATGGCGCTATCCGATCCGCAGTCCATTACCATCGCAGGTGCTACGTCTAGCCTGCCGCGAGTTGCCTCGCTGCAGAACAAGTCGGAGTACATGTCGGCGGACGGACTGATCAAGCTCTCGCTCTCCCACGCCTACGGGCGCAGGAACAGGCGGGTGCTTCGGATTGACCATTCGAAGATCACCAGCGATCCGTTCAAGCCGGCCGAGAACACGTCAGTGTCGATGAGCAATTACATCGTCTTTGACGTGCCTCGCGTCGGCTACACGAATGCGCAGGTTAAGGAGGTGTACGACGGCTTCAAGGCCTTGTACATCGCCTCTTCGGACGCGATCATTGCCAAGCTTCTTGGCGGTGAGAGCTAGGACTTCCTAGCTCCTCGCGAACCCCGTAGTGTAAATGCAATATATCCGCACGCAACGATAGGAGTCCTATGTTCTACGAGTACAGAAACGGGCAGATGATGCCCGTCCCTGACCACTTCCAGGAGAAGTTCAAGACCAACCTCAACAACTGGTTGTTCAAGGCCCTCCCGGACCTGACAGCGTGGGAATGCTTCGATCTCCGTGAGGAGATCACCGCACCCCACTCTGCCGCGGTGTGGAACGAGGACTTCATGTCTATCGTTGCGCACTACGGGAACGGAGGGATTTCGTTCTACTACGACCTCCGCTTTGAGAACTTCAAGGCGGGGGTCGAGCAGGCGCTCAAGGAGATCCGTGAGGACCACCTTGAGACCCTCCGAGATAGCTAACATAAGGCTAGGGATCACTTTCCCCCTGATTAAGGAGGTGGTGTGAAAAGCCTAATGTTGCTCTGGCAGGAATTGGCCAAAGAATTGGCCATGTGGTGTAGCACAAGCGCCGACCGAGACATTAATACCGTCTCGGTTCGGACCGAACACGAGGGCGTGTCGTTCTTGACGATTACGCTCCCGGCCTTTGGTAAAGAGTTCGAAAGAGCTCTAGACCAAGGTTACATTGCTGACGACCAGTTTACCGGCTTTCGAGCTGGTTCTGGCGGGCTCCCCCGATTTCTCGGAGGTTTCCTTCAGCGTGTGTTCGATCCTGATAATGGCGTGTTGGTCGAGGATCCTTGCAAGGATTCTGTATTTGCCATAAGACAATTGACTTTGATCTTTGGCAAATTGGAAATCGAATGCTCGAAGGAGCGGACGAAATCCGCCTTTCAGGGATACATCGATTGTGAGAAGGATGTCCATGAATCCAACGTCCGCAGGACACCAGAAGTTCTTTCTGAGTTTCTGCGGATTTCGGATATGCTTTTCGCGGGTGTCTTCAGTCGAATGGAGAATTCAATCCATAAGCTGGAGCTCGTTGCGAGGCATGGTCCAGGTGCGACTGCGGATAAACTTTCTGGAAACAGGAAGTTTACGCTCAGCACTTGGACCTCTCGGCTTGAGAGAATCTTACCATCTGGTGAGTTTCTCCTCCCGAATTGGTCCTATACGGACCGATTTGGGGCCGTGGACATTCTCGAACCCGAGGCCGAGATTCCCGTTAGGGTTATTTCGGTCCCTAAAACGCTCAAAACGCCTAGGATTATTGGGATTGAGCCTAGCTGGCATCAGTATAGCCAGCAAGCTCTTCTACCCGTTCTTCTAGATGCGCTCTCTAGCTATGACACGCTAGATCGTATGCTCGGATTCGATGACCAAGTTCCTAACCAGGAAATGGCTCGAATTGGATCCCTCACGGGGTCCTTTGCTACGCTCGACCTGAGCGAAGCATCCGATCGCGTTTCGAATCAGCTGGTAAGAGCTATGATGCGAAACCATCCTCTAACAGACGAGGCGGTTCAAGCATCACGGTCCTTTAAGGCTGACGTACTTGGGGAGATATATAATCTCAACAAGTTCGCGTCTATGGGTTCGGCGCTAACCTTCCCGATCGAGGCCATGGTATTTCTAACATGCGTCCTCTTAGGGATTGAGAAAGCGTCCAACACACCGTTAAACTCACATCGTGACTTGCGTCACCTTGTGGGTCAGGTGCGAATTTACGGGGATGATATTATCATTCCCGTGGATTATGCTACTTCCGTAACAGAGGCCCTTGAGCTGTTCGGCTTCAAGGTAAACTCTGGCAAGTCTTTCTGGACTGGGAAGTTCAGAGAGTCTTGCGGGGGCGATTACTACGCTGGGTTTGACGTTACACCTGTCAGATTCCGGCGTGTATGGCCCTCTACTCGGAAGGACGCTACCGAGGTTATATCCCTGGTGAGTTTCAGGAACCAGCTCTATGAGCGGGGCCTGTGGCAAACCTGTGGATGGCTAGATGAGAAGATTCGGAAACTCCTAAAGAGTTATCCGGTTGTTCTCCCTAGTTCCCCGGTACTAGGGCGTCAGAGTTATCTCGGCTATGAAGTCGAGCGAACTGGGAAGCACATGCACAATCCTCTTGTCAGAGGTTGGGTAGTGCAAGCCCGCATCCCGATTAACCAAATCGATGATGCTGATGCCCTTCTCAAGGTACTCTCCTTGAGAGCTTACCAAGATTTGCACTCCAAAAGGGTGCAGGTTGCGGAAGCCTCAAACGAGGATCACCTTGAGCGTTCTGGCCGCCCTCAGTCGGTAAACCTAAAACTGAGGTGGATGTCCCCCTGGTAAGGGGGCTTGGGCCCAACGGCTCAGCG